GCAGAGGCACATGTTGAACAACAATATAGGGCAGCTTATATAGAGCTTTCAATGGAAATTTATAATACCTATAAATCGGAGGCTAAAGAATGAGGCCACTTAGATTATATATTGAAAATTTTATATGTTATGAAAATGCATATATAAATTTTACAGAATTTAGTTCGGCACTTATTGTTGGCAAAAAAGAAAATAATGATATGTATTCTAATGGTGTTGGTAAAACAACAATCTTTAAAGCCATAGAATATGTATTATTTAATCAATCAGATTCACCATTAGAAAAAATTATTAGAGATGAAACAAATAGCTGTCAAGTTGTTTTTGATTTTATGATTGAAGATCAAGAATATAGACTTTCTAGATCTAGAACAAAAAAGGGAACTACTGATTTAACACTATTTGTTCGTAACGCTAAAGATGGTGATATGGCAGAAGTGTATCATAATTCAAATGAAAAGCCTTATATTTCTAAAAAGGAAACTGAAAAATTTTGGAAGGATATTTCTGGAAGTAGAGCTAGTGATACTGAGAAAAATTTAGCTAAATTAATTAAATTAAATCATAAGGCTTTTATTAGTACCGCGTTATTTCCTCAAAACGATATGAGTGGATTGCCAACGGCAACACCTGAAAAACGTAAGGCAATTTTAAAAGAAGGTTTAGATTTAGTAATATATGCTAAATTAGAGAAAATTGCGAAAGATAGAGCCTCAAATATATCTAAAGAAATAGATAGAAATAAATTATTGATTGAAAATATAGGAGATCCAACATCTGAATTATTACTTTTAAGTAAGCAATTATTTGATGTTGATGAGCTTTTAAAAGATAAAAATCTTTCTTTAAAAGACGCCATCAAAGATCAAGAATTAGTTTCTGCAAAAATATCTGATTTAACATCTTTGCATTCAAATTTGGAAAGCAAATTTACATCTTTATTATCACAAGAAAAAGTATTACAATCAGAGAAGATAAAGTTAGAAACTTCAGTAAAAGAATATTCATCCAAAAAATCAAATGCAACTAAAGCAGCAAAAGAATTAATAGATGAAATTAATTCTTTAAAAAAACAACAATCATTATTGGTAGCAGTTGATTATCTAGAAATAGATATAGCTACAGAAAAAATTAATTCCATTAAAGATGAGATCTCTCAACTTAATTTAACTATCAAAAATAGTATTGAAGAATATGAAGATTTAAAAATTCCTTTGCCAACTGGAAGTAAGTGTAAAAATTGTCGCAAAGAGATGTCTGATAAAGATAGGGAGACTCATAAAAAACACATTGCTGTAGAGATGGTTAATCTTCAAAATCTTATTAAAGATTCAAAAGAAAAAATAGTCACTCTTAATAAAGAAGTATTTCAACATACATTAAATGTAAATAGTTTAAATTTATCAAAACAACAATTAGAAAGTATTAATACAAAAATTACTTCTAAAAATAAAGAAATTCAAGATAAAAAAGCATTTCATGATGAGTACGTTGTTTTATTAGATAAATTTCAATCCGAATTAAAATCAAAAATTGATGAACTCGCTATTGTTCAAGAACAACTAAAATCTTCTTCTTTAGAAGAGGCTTCCATAATCAAAACTAAAATTGAAGATGAAAAGAAAATTTTTGATATTATAGTATCAAAAATTTCTGAGCTAAATAAACAAATTAACCACTATAATAGCAACAAAGCTGTTTTACAGCACACAATAGAACAGAAAACAAAAGATAATCTTAAAAAAGAAGAATTAACCAAATCATTAAAAAAGTTAGAAAAAGAAATAAGTATATATCCTTATGTTATTCAAGGATTTTCTTCTACTGGTATTCCTAATTTAATTATTCAAAATATTTTAGATGATCTTCAAATTGAAGCAAATAATTTATTATCTCAACTTAAACCAGGGTTACAATTATCTTTCTTTGTAGAAAAAACTGTTGAGAAAACAGGAGATCAAGCAGATACTCTTGGAATTAATTATCATATAAACGGTAAAGATAGATATTATAAACAACTTTCTGGAGCTATGCAATTAGCCGTTGCATTTAGTCTTAAACTTGGATTATCATTTTTACTTCAAAAAACAATTGGAACTGATATTAGATTTTTATTATTAGATGAAATTGATCAGTCTTTAGATAAAGCCAGTGTTGATGCATTTGCAGATATTGTTAAATTTTTCCAAAAAGATTTTACAATATTAATTATTACGCACAATGATCGTTTAAAAGATAAATTTTCACATGCTATATTGGTTGAACAAGATATTAATATGGTATCAAGAGCTAAAGTAGTCTCTTCTTGGTGAGGAATAATGTATAAAATAAGTATTTGTGGAAAAGCAAACACAGGCAAAAATACGCTTGGCAAATTATTATTTAATGAATTATATAATTCTAAATTTGATTATACTAAAGGGCCATGTGAGCATTTTTCTGGTGTTAAATTTATGGCATTTGCAGACCCAATTAAAGAAATGATTAGAATTGCTTATCCAGAAATTCCTCGTAAATGGTTATACGGCCCATCAAAATTTCGAAATCAAGTTATTCCTGGCGCATTTAAAGACGGTATACCAATGACTGTTAGGCAGTATCTTATCGATTTAGGAAATGAATTTGGACGCGCCCGCAAATCTGATATATGGTTAGCTAATTTTGATAATAGATTAAATAAACATAAAAAAAAGGCTATAAGTATTGTTGTGGTTACTGATGTTCGCTTTAGAAATGAATTTGATCATTTAAGCAAGCTTGATTTTTATCAAATTAGATTATTAAGAAATTCAGATACTAAAATTAATGATATTAGCGAGACTAATCAAGACGGTATAAGTGATAATGAATTTGATTATGTTGTCAATAATAATGGAACTTTAGATGATTTAAAAAGTGAAGTTTCTAAAATTGTTTTACAGCTTAAGCATTAAATAAGTATAATTTGACATATACTTATTATGAGTATAGATGGTCTGAAAGAAGAATTAGTTCCAAAATTTGTTGCAAATGGTGAGCAAAAATTTTATCGTTCTATTATTTTTTTAGCCATTAAAAAACTAATAGCTACAGAAAAAGGCCATTATAAAGGTATTCCGCCCCATTTAGAATATTTAGATTATTATGATAGATTCATAATTCTGTATAGAAGAGAAGGAGATGATGTCTATCTTAATATAGCTAGAATGCTCCGTAAAGCAGCTCATAAAATTTATCGTATAATGCTTAAGAAGAATATGGCTGTTTCTAATGCAAAATTTTTAAATTTGGTATAAAATGGCAGTAATTAGTATAACAGTAACATCATCAGAAGAGCAGGTAGTTTCAGGCATTCCTAGAACTGTTGCTATTTCTACTAATATTCCTGCTTCTATTTTTTATACATTAGATGGTTCTATTCCTACTTTATTTTCAAATATGTATACTGGCCCAATTGTTATGCCATCTGATCGGCTTAACGTAATTTTAAACATTCTTGCTACTAATGGGGTGGATACCAGCCCAATCGTAACCGAATCGTTTATTACAAATATGGCTGAGGGCACTAATGCCCGTTTAGCGCACTCAGGTACATCTGCTATTGCTGGCGCCAATATTCCAGATTTATATCCATTTGGAACTAATCAAATTCAACCAAATGCAAATTTTGTTAATCCAGCAGATGTCGGAATAACAGTTAATGATCCTAGTTTACCATCAACATCAACAGGTTTTGATGGCGCAGGTAATCCTACTGGATTTACTAATGAAACTTATGATTCTACAAATTATAGTATAAAATATTCTACAACAGATAAAGAGGGCCAAACTGGTCCAGGTATTGGCAATTTGCCAGCAAATGTAAAAATTCAGGTTGAAGAGGCACCACCAGAAACTACTAATCAAAATAGTAATCTTTTTGATCCAAGAGCTTTTGTTATTTTTCAAGATGCCTCTACAGAAGATCCTAATTCACCACCACATATTAATAGAATGCATTTTTCTTTAGAAAATCCAGAAAAAGCTAGAGATGGAAATCATTTTTATACTAGTGGTTTAGATGCGCCCCCAGTAAGTGGTTCATTTTTAAGATCTCATTATAATCCAAGAACAAATTGTATAACTTATTATTATTTAGATACTTGGACCAATAAATGGATTATTAGTACTGCGCCATATGTTCCAAGTGGAAATTGGGATGGAAATATGTCTGGCGTAGCTTCTGCAAGTGGTGGCGCTGGTGGTCGTTATGTGTTCGAATGGCTTCCTTTCACAAGAAGAGTTTTGTTTTAATAATTCAATTTATTTTCATTTTTTTAAAATTAAAGCGGTGTTATATACATATTACACATTAAAAGAAAAGACAAAAATTATGGCCGAAGACTTTCGCGTCTCCGTTAGTAAAACTAAAACATTTATAGATTGTGCAGCAAAATATAAATTTTGTTATGTAGAAAAGTTGCCACGTAAAGATTGGGATTTTCATATTTTTGGAAAATTCTGTCATATGGTTTTAGAAGAGTTTCATAAAGAATATTTAGAGGGATGTCAATTGCCCTATAATGTTGTAATGGGAACTTCTTATAAAAAAGCTTTAAAAGAATATAAAGATAAAATGACTCCAGAAATGAAAAAAGAATGTTGGAGTATAATTGATAAATATTTGAGAAAAATTTCAAATGAAAAAAATACTGGCACGCCTGCCAATGTAATTGGCGTAGAAAAAAGATTTGAATTACCAGTCGGCGAAAATATTATATTAAACGGCGCCATTGACAGAATTCAAATTGATGATGATAATGTCATACACGTTGGTGATTATAAAACTGTCAAAAACAAAAAATATTTGAAAAATGATTTTTTTCAGTTAATAACTTATGCTTATGTATTAATGTCAGAGGATCCTAGTATAACTAAAGTTAGAGCCTCTTATATCTTATTAAGATATGATTTTGAGTACATTACTACAGAATTTACAAAAGATGAAGTTATGAAAGTTAAAGATCAATATATTAATTATGTTAATCAAATGATAGCGGAAAAAGAATTTAAACCAAATCCAACGGCACTATGTAATTATTGTGATTATCAGAATCTTTGTCCTGAAGGAAAAGCAAAATCTTTTGGAAACCATAATATTTATGGCGAAGTGTCTTATTAAGAGGGAAAAATGCAAATTGAAGTTAAAGAAATTGAGTCATGTAAATTATCAGTCCAATATACCGCTGATGCTGGAGAAATTTTAAATAAAAGAGGCGATGTTATTACTCAATTTAAAAAAGCTCCTGTTCCAGGTTTTCGCCCAGGAAAAGCTTCTTTAGATGCAATACAAGTTCATTATAAAACTCAAATTGATGAATCTTTAAAAAGAGCTTTAGCAGAGGATGCATATCACAATACTCTTTTTGAGAAAAAATTAAGACCACATGGTGCGCCAACATTTAATTCTCTTATGCTTGCTAATGGAAAATTTACGTGTGAATTTGAATTACACACCAAACCAGATTTTGAGTTGGTTGAATTAAAAGATTTAGAGGTTGTTAAGCCACATGAAGAAGAAAATTCAGTTGAATTAACTGAAAAAATGTTGCAAGAGCTTCGTGTTAGAATGGGAGATGCCGCGCCTTATTCTGATACTGATTTTGTCCAATTAGGAGACAATGTAATTCTTGATTATGAAGGGTCTTTAAATGGAGAAGTTGTTCCACATCTTTGTGCAAGTGGAGAATTACTTACAGTAGGTAAGAGTAATATACCTAATTTTGATGATCAAATATTGGGTATGGCACTAAATGAAACTAGAGAATTTGATTTACATGTTCCAGAAGGCGGATTAGCTTCATTATCTGGCCAAACAGTTCATTTAAAAGTTACATTGGCAATGGGATCTAAAAATACACCTTGTCCATTAGATGATTCTCTTGCAGAAAAAATGGGAAAAAGTAATATGGAAGAATTGCGTACTTTTGTTCAAGGAACAGCAGATGCAACTTTGCAAAATAAAGCTAAAGTTAAGTTATTTGAAACCATTGCACATAAGTTAGTTGATATTACTTCTATTAATGTTCCAAATTGGATGTCATTATCTGAGGCAAAATATTTAACACACAATGCTAAATTAAATTGGGATATTCTTTCAGATGCAGATAAAGAACAATATTTGCAAATGGCAGAAAAAAATGTGAAGCTTTCCCTTATTTTGGATAAAGTTAGAGAAAATAATCCAGAAGCACAATTAACAGATCAAGAAATATTTGAAATAATAAAGCGTAATTTGGCAAAAACTCAAGTTCAACAGCCAATAGACGAAGTTATTCAACAAATGAATAAGTCTGGATATTTGCAAATATTATTCTCTAGAATTAGAGATGAGCATGCTATGGATTTTGTATCAAAGTTAGTTAAAGTTGTTGATTAAGGAGATTATAAATGAGTAAGAATAATAATCAAGCACCCGTTACTTTTCCAGAAAAATGGTCTAAAGTAATTGTTAGTTTGCCAGAGTTTAAAGATACCGCTGATGCAGCAAGTGAAGAAGATCTTAAAAAAATTATAGTAACTTGTGAAGGTAATATTTATACAATAGATCAAGAAAAAGATGCTGATGTAAAGTTAAATGGTGCTAAAGAATTAGTAAAAGAATATTCTGAGCCATACAGAGATGCACTTAAAGTTCAAACAGCAAAAATTAAATATGCGCTTTTCTTATTAGAAGGAAAAGGCGTTGATTTAGATAACAAATGAAAGTTGAAAGATTCAATATACAAGCTTGTTGTGGAAGAATGGCCATTATATTTAAGACCGACCGTCCTTTAACAAAAGATCATTTGACTAATTTAGTTAAATTGGGGTTTATTGAATCTACTCACTTTACTAAGGCTGGCATATTGTATGTAGATAATAAAGATTTTACTTTGACTGGACCATTAGGATCTGATAGGTTAACTGTTAAATGTAAATATAAACCAGATGAATGTAATCAAAAAATGATTAATTTGGAGGATTTACTAAAACAGGTGGAGTAATTTATGTCTAATAGTGATTCTAGATCTATTGCAGATGTTAGAAAAAAATTTTATGAAACACATGAATTAATTTCAACCTCATATCATGAGGCCGGTCATCTTATTTATGGCTTATTACATAATTTAGATATTATATCAGTTTTAGTTTTTGTAGATAAAAGATCAAAAAGAATTGAGGGCGAGCTTCATTATGATCCGCCAGCTCTATCTGAAATTAAAGATCCTGTATTGCGTAACAATAGGTTACACGCAGAAATAGGATTATCTTATGCCGGTCTTGTTGCAGAAAAACATTATTTCAAATTAATATCTGGATCTAATAAATTTCCAATGTTTTTAAAAGAAGGATCTTCTCGTGATTTTTTAGAGGCAGGAAAATTATTTGATAAATATAAATTATCAAAACCTGGTATTAAAAGATTTAAATACAAACAAAAGATATTAAAACAAATAGATATAGAATTACAAAATAATTGGAATGCAATTACATTAATTGCTCATGGTTTATTTAAAAAGAAAAGATTTTCTTTATTAGAATTAAGAAAAATTTTAACCAAAAAAACTAAAAATAAAGATTTTTGGAAGAAAAAATTCAAAATTAACGATAAGTTATATGGTAATTTTGAACCACTTGACGAAAAAGATATTAAATCTATATTGTCACTTTAACGCCGTATTCCCTAGCAAACATACGTGATCTATTTTTAGATTATAGTGCCCTATTATAATATGGGACAGATATGATTTTTGTTATAATACTCAACTGTACAGGAAAGTAATATGACCGATTTTGTTTCATTGCACAACCAAACTGATTTTTCAATTCTTGATTCGCTTATTTCAACTAAAGCTCTTTTTCAAAAGGCAAAAGAGCTTGGACAGTCTGCAATAGCTGTAACTGATCATGGAACTCTTGCCGCCGCCTGGGATGCTTTAAAGGCATCTAGAGATACTGGCGTTAAATTAATAATTGGTTGTGAATGTTATTTTGTTGATGATGCGTCTAATATTAACGAAAAATTTAGACACATAGTATTATTAGCAAAAAATGCGGTTGGTTATAAAAATCTATTAACCATTAATAAAAAAGCTTTTGATCAAGGATCCTTTTTGGGAAAAAGAGTTTATCCAATTGTAGATTGGAAACTATTAGCTCAATATACTGAGGGTTTGATTTGTTTAACTGCATGTGGTAATGGTATTATAAGCCAGCTCTTAATGAATAAAAAGTTTGATGAAGCGGGACAAACATTATTGCGATTAAAAATGTTGTTTGGTGAAAATTTAGGAGTTGAAATTCAGCCAAATAATATGAAGCGCGGCTCTAATATCTTCAATGATGAAATAGATCAACAATTTCTTAATGCACGATTGACTGCCCTAGCAAAAGCGCATAATGTAAAAGTTGTTCCAGCTTGTAATGCGCACTATCTTTCTAAAGAAGATGCGGATACTCATGATGTATTTTTAGCAATTGGATCTCATCAGCCAAAACATTCTAATTTTAGATTAAAGTATAATGTATCAGATTTTTATTTAAAGTCTGGTGATGAAATTAAATCATTTTTTTCGAGGAACTATGGCGAAGAATTTGCTGAAGAAATTTGTGCGAACAGCGTTTATTTTGCTAATTTGTGTGAAAAGCCTGATTGGATTGATCCGAAGTTTTCAAATCCTTCTGGAAAAGAGCTTCCTATATTTCCTGTCAAAGACGAGCCAGACTACACAGATTTCATTGATTGGGTTTCTAAACAAGATAACTCGATACAATTGCTAGATGAAGATAAACAATTTTTAAGATATCATTGCGAAAAATATTTCGATGTTCGTATTAAGGGTTTGAATGAAGAAAATAGAACTCAATATCAGCAAAGATTAATTGAAGAGCTAGATGTTATTGAGTTTCATGGTTTTTCCAGTTATATGCTTATTGTTGCCGATTTTATTAATTGGGCAAGAGCTAATGATATTGCCGTTGGTGATGGAAGAGGATCTGTTGGAGGATCTTTAATTGGATTTTTATTAGGAATTCATCAAGCAGATCCAATCAAATATAATTTGATTTTTGCCAGATTTCATAATAAGGAAAAATCAAGTTTTCCAGATATTGATACAGATTTTGCTCCAAGCGGGCGCCCACGTGTGCAGGCGTATTTGCGTAAAAAATATGGAGAAGAGCATGTAGCTCACGTATCAAATGTTAATACTATTACTCCTAAAGTTTATGTTAGAGATATTGCAAGAGCATGTGAACTTGGCGGTTCAAAAGAAGAGGCTGTTAAAATAGGCAATGATGTGGCTGATTGTATTCCGGCAGATATTCATTCTATTGATGATGCTTTAGTTAAAATTCCTTTGTTTTCAGAATATTGTAAAAAATATCCAGAATTTGCAAAATATAAAAACATATGTGGAAAGTATAGGGCATGGTCTACACATGCTGGTGGTATTGTTATTTCTGCTCGCCCATTAACTGGACTTGTTCCACTTAGAAAAGATAAAGACGGAGCCCTTGCCATTGAATATGACAAAGATAAAGTAGAAGAAAATGGCTTAGTTAAGATGGATACTCTTGGATTATCTACCCTTGACACCATAGGTGAAACTTATAAGATAATTAAATCTAGAGGAAAAGAAGTTCCACCAGAAATATTGGATTATGATGTTTATGATAAAGAATCATATGATTTAATTACAAGCGGAGATACGTTCTGTGTATTCCAGTTGGGAACAAGCGCGGGCACTATAGATCTATGTAAAAGAATCAAGCCGGGAAATATAAATGACCTAGCAAATATAAATGCTTTGGCTCGCCCATCTGCTCGTGATATGCGCAATGATTTCATAAAGACTCGTAATGGTGAAAGAAAAATGGCATTACTTCATCCAAAATTGGGTAGAGCCTTTAATAGCACATATGGATTCGGTTTATATGAAGAGTGTTTAATGTATTTAGCCCAAGATATTGCTGGGTGGAGCTTACATTCTGCTGACCGTTTGAGAAAATTAACAAAAGAAAAGGGAAAGAACCCTAAGAAGGCACAACAGTGGAGAACTGAATTTATTAATGATGCTGTAAAAAATAATGTACAAGAAGATATAGCAAAACGTATTTGGGATGAAGTCGTTGATAAATTCCAAGGATATGGTTTTAACGTTTCTCATGCCGTACTTTATTCTATGATAGGATTTAAAACGGCTTATCTTAAAGGACATTATCCAATTGAATTCTTATTAGCTAATTTGATGGCAGAAGTTAAGTCAAATGCCCCAGATGCAAAGGGCAATATTGATAAAATAAAGAAAGAATTAAGAAAACATAAAGTTAAAATATTGCCACCTGATATTAATTCATCAGAATTGACTTATACTATTTCTGATGGAAATAAGTTATTAACAGGGCTAGATGCACTTAAATCTGTTGGAGATGAATCTATTAAAGATATTATTCAAAAAAGACCTTTTAAAAGTTTTTTTGATTTTATGACAAGAGTAGATTCTAAAAAAGTTAGAGCTAATAATATTCAAGCTTTAGCTGCAACAGGCGCAATGGATTCATTTAACATTTCAAGAAAACTTATATTTTTATATTGCTCTGATTATAGAAAAAAATTACAAGTTTGGTTAAAGAAACATGATCCTAAAACTGAAGAGTTCGTTTATCCTTGGCCATCAGAGCCAGAATGGAAGTTATCTGAGTTATATGCTCTTGAGCAACATTATTTGGGAGAGTCTTTTGCATGTAAGCCGGCAGATGCTTATGGCAAATTTTTTAAAGATAATCATATTGGCGTTTATGAAATTAAAAAATCAAAAGATAAAACAAAAGTTTCTCCTGTAAAAGGCATTATTAGAGATTTTTTTGAATTTCCTGTCAAAAAAGAAACTAGTAAATATTATGGCCAACGTATGGTTAAAGCTATTATTGAAGATAAGAATGGAGATCAATGTTCTTGCACTATATTTCCAGATCGTTGGAAACAGGTGCAAGACAGAATTAAGCAAGTAAATAGTAAGGCTGAGTTTGATAGTGGTTTAGCTTTAAGCTTTTCTGGTAATACAAATTCTTATGAAGATGATATGGGTGTTATTCTTGATGATTTATATGATTTAGCTATGATTCCAGCTTTACCACCCGATTTGAAAGCAAAAAAAATAAATTTGAAAGAAGCTAAAGCTAAAACAAAAGAGACTATTCCTGATGATAAAAATTGGGAAAAAACCAATAATCCTCAACATTTATTGGAAGAAATAGAAGACGCCCTTTATGATGAGGGATTGATTGATTTAGATGAAGAAGAGAATAATGACTGATATATATGATATCAGATAATAATAAAATTGTCTAAAATACCGCAATAAAGCGCAAAATGATATAAATGATATTATTTGTATAGACAATATAGGCATAACGAGGAATATAATTATGAAGTTAAAAGATTGGGCAGATAAACAAGGAATTTCTTATTTAACGGCATGGCGTTGGTTTAAAGCTGGCGATCCACGTCTTGTTAATGCTTATCAATCTGATTCAGGTACAATTATTGTGCCAGAAGAAAGTACCTCGGAGCAACCAATGAGCAACATTCAAGATAGCGATATAATGTCTGTAATTTTGAAAAAGACAGTGGAGTTTAGTAAAAATCAATATGCTATTGAAGATTTTACTGCATGGATTTTGTCTAACTTTACTTTAAAAGTTAAAGGAAATACAGATAGTCCTAAATATTCTAGAGTAAAACCAAAATCAGAAGAAGTTCAAAATCATTTTAAGCAATTTTTAAAACCAAAGGGTGAAAAACCAAAGCCAAATATGTTTGTTACTTCAGACGCTGAAGCTTTGGATGATTTAGTTTCTAAATCAGATGATTTAACAGCTCAAGAATTGGTTGAAGAAATTCATAAAGTTGGGGCAGAAGGCGGTGGTTTTGTTAATCCTACAGACGCTCCAGAAGTAGAAGAGTTGATGAAAGACATTTCTTCTGTAATTACCGTGCCACCTACATATCTTGGTGGCGTTAAAACATATGATAATATTGCTGAAGGCGTAGTTATGCGAAGCGTTGATTTAACTCCACAACAACTCAACTATACCGGCTCAAGTAATTCCGCCTTCGGCAATAATTTTAATTATTCAAATTCTATTGCAGACGTTAATATGTCATTAGTAAATAATACATCATCTGCTTCTGTGTTTAATGTATCTACATTTCAGCCAACACAAAAAGAAATTGAATCAGTATCTCGTGTAACAGAAATAGTTGAAAAACCAAAAAGAGGAAGAAAGTCATTAAAGAATTTGGGGAACAAATAATGTTGAAATTTTTAAAAGAAAAATACTGTTCTTTCGTTTTATTTATTGTTAAGTGCTTAACTAAAATAGTTAATTTTATGATGCTTCATGTTATTACTTTTAAAAATTTAGATATGAATCCTTATGTAAATTTACATAAAGCTTTTGAAAATTCAAAACCATCTATTTATTTTGGAATAAATTCACGCTCTTCTGTGCCAAGAAAGTGGGATAGCAAAACTTTATCATATCAAGAGTACGATATAAATGAGGGCGGCAAGGTTAAAAAAGCGGGCCCATATCCCGTTGCAGATATTTTAAAAGTTCCCGTTGAGTCAGAATTAATTCCATTTGCAGCTACAACTCCATCTCCAGCTCCAGTTGTACTTCCAGACGCTCAATTAGAAAGTCTTAAATTAAAAGAGGCTAAGCTAAAAGAAGTTAATTTTTTGGTTGAATGTATGGTTAGAAATGGACTATTAAATAAATCCAATAATGAAGTAGATGTTATTATGAAATTTAGTGATGAGAATTTAGCCTCATTAAAAAGATATGTTGAAGGATTAGAAACATCTAAAAAAACACTTAAAGTAAAATCAAAACCAAAAAAGAAACCAAAGAAAAAATCTAGAAAATAATTGAGGCTAAATGGCAATCAGATCCGTTAAACAAAAAACTGATAGAGGTAATATTAAAGATTTAGCTAGATCTTCTGATTTAATTGATTCTGATATGTTGCCAACTTCAATCGAATTAAGGCTTAAAAAACTATATGAATACTCTCAATTAAATAAAGATAATGATTTACAATCTGCTTTAGGTTTTATTACAACTGATTATATTTCTGACAAAAATGCTTTACCATTAAGCATTTATCGTATTAGGCAAATTGTAGAAAATATTAAATCTACATCTTCCGATAAAATTGATAAATTGAGTCAAGAATTGTCTGGGTATATAAGTGATGAATTAAGTAGCGAAGCAATAGATTTTTTAAATAAAAAACGTATTTTAAATAAAACGGCGAGTTCCCGAAAGGCTCCATCATTTTGGAGAGCGAGTAAAAAATGAAATGTATATCTTGTGAAATAGAAATTAATCCACAATGGACTCACGCCATAGATATAAATGTTTGCCCATTTTGCGGTAAGCATATTATGGAAGAACATTTAAAGAATTTATTTACAACTCTTCGTGAAACAATGGATGCATTACAAGCGTATCCTACTCAAGTAAATGATTGGATGTTATCAAATCATAATTATATAAAAACTGATTCGCCATTAATTGGTAATTATATGCCCAAAGAAATGGTAAAAGAATTAAAGAAAGTTGAAGACGATAAAGACTTTTTGAAACGAAAAGAAGCGGCTAAATTTACTGTTAAAGTTCAAACTGAAAATGGTGAAGAGGAAGTTGTTGCAGAAAAGATACAATCAGAAGAGAGAACAAGCTCTTTCTTTGAAAGAGCAGAGGCCATAAAGAAACCCTCTAAACAACAGCAAGGACCAAATGCCTCGCCTACATTTCAATCTCCAGCAGAGAAGACTGAATATCTTAAAAAAGTGGCAGCACAAATCAAAAAAACCGGCTCGCAAGGTATGACAGCTGGCGGTGGTAGTATGATGATATCAGCAGATATGTTAGAACAAGCCGATCCAGAAGCTGTTGCAGAATTTCAACAAATGATTGCTGGTGGTGAAGTTGCTTCTTCATTAGATTCAGATGGAATGGATGATGATCTTCCAGGCGGTGAGTTTATATTACAAGCTAATATGGCCGCCGCTACACAAGGAAAATCAGGCGGTTCTGGAGCAAATGCAAACGCAAAAGATTTAGCACATTTACAAAGATTACAAGCTAAAGTGTCAGAAGCTAGACGAAATGTCTCAACAGGGGCAAAGGGTTCATTTTCTAGATCTTAATTGGGACGAGGTAAGTTATGTCCATACGAGTAGTTAATAATAAAAAGCTTGAAATGACTGATGATGAATGGGATATGTACCAAAAAATTGTTAAGTCATATACTACTGCTACAAATAAAGGCGAAGATTTATTTATTGATTTATTTGAAACAGATGCAAATGGTATAATTATTTTCTTAAAACCACCATCTAAATTTAGAACTAGTTTTGAAGTATTCTTATTTTTAATGAGTTTAATGCAGCATCAACACCTTAGAATGATACATCAACAGGTTGATGCTCTGGCACAAGAAATTAAAGAAAAACTTAAGGGTTAAATAATTATTTTTGTCGAGAAAAAGTTCGATATATTGTATATTACAGAAGGAAGTTAAGATGAGCCAACAAGTAAGACTTGGTGAATTATTGGGTAATGAAATGGAGGTTGATTTCCAAAATTTCGACCTATCAGAAATTCAAAAAGTGTTGGATAATTTAAGAGATATTGATGCAATTGATTTGGCTCACGCTGAATTATTGCAACAACAGGCATTAAGAGGAGCAGACATATTAACAGAATATCTAGCTAAAATGGTAAGAACAGTTGGATATTTAGAATCAAAAGTATCAAGCACAAAGAATAAAGTGTCTTTAGAGTATAAGGCGCCAGATGGCTCTAAAACTACATTAGACATGAAAAAATGGGCAGCAGAAGTATCGCCCGAAGTAGAAATAGTGCAAATTAAATTAGCTAGCGCAAAGGGAAGTAAATTATACCTTGAAAAAAAATATGATCTTTTAATCAAGGCGCATCATCATTTTAAAGATATTGCGGCGGGCCTCAGACGCACGATCCTCGGATATAGTGTAGGCACGACAAATGAGCAAGTTCCCCAAGGCTACGAATAACAGGAGATAAAATGTCAAGTAAATTAGACGCTTTTTTCAAAAGCTATGCGGAGTCAGACGAACAATTAGATTACAAAATGGCCCACGAAACTGTGGGTAAAAAATTACCTGCAACATCAACTGGTTCTTTAGCATTAGATAATGCATTATCAGCGGGTGGCTTACCAAAGGGTAGATTATTTCAATATTATGGTCCAACTGGATCTGGAAAAACTTTAATGGCAATGTTGGCAATGAAGGAAGCGCAAGACGCTGACCCATCTGCACAACAAATGTTTATTGATGCTGAAGGAACTTTTGATCCTAATTGGGCAGAATCTTTAGGATTAGATACATCTCGTATTATTTTAGTAGAACAAGAAACGGCTGTAATTGGTCGAAAGTGTTTTGAAATGATTTTAGGAGTTCCTAAAGAAGATAAGAAAACACATGAATTAGTTGGTAAAACTAAAGATGGTTTATTAGACTTAATTATGGCTGGCGAATTAAATGTCAATATGGTTGTATTAGATTCATTGGGAGCTATTATGCCTCCTGGTGAAGATATTTCTAGAGTTGGTAAGATGAATATGTCTTTGCTTGCTAGATTTCTTACAACCACATTTCGTAAATTATCATTAGATGCTAATAAAGCACAAGTTCCATTTATATTTATTAATCATAAAAAAGATGGTATGGATCCATATGGTTCTGATCATACATTTTCTGGTGGTAATAGTTATGCTCACTTTTTGTCAGCAAATATTTATTTTGAATCAGTTAATAGAGCTGATGCAAAAGTTCTTGATGAAAATGAAGATAGAATCGGTGCCACTATTCGTGCCACCATTGAGAAATCTAAGTTCGGTCCTTGGCCGCGCAAGTGCGAGTTTAAAGTAAATTTTGGAACTGGCGTTATAGATAAGCACTTAGAAATTGCTAAATTGGCATTGGACTACAATGTGGTAACAAAACCAACGGCAGTCTCTCATGAATTTGGAGAGCGTAAATGGGTTGGTTTTGGAAAATTTTGTGATGCCATTAAAGATGAACCAGAATTATATAAAGAATTAGCAGTTAAAATTAGCGAAGCTCGCGACTCTAAATTAGAAGAAAAATTAAAAGAGCAAGCAGAGAAAATTGCTGCTCGTGAAAATGAATCAAAAGAATCTAAAAAGAAAGCAAAGAAAGATGTCTGAAAAAGATTTTGGAGTGAGTGTAACCGGAATACCTCAAGTAGGTCAAGTTTCAAAAAAACCACGTTATTTGGTTCTTCTAGAAGATAATTCAGGAAAAACAAAATCATTAAAAAGTTTTATATCTGTTGATAAACCAGATTTACTTGACGGATTTATTGCAGTAAAAGGTTTCTTTTCTGATTTATCAGAAGACGTTATTAGCAAAACTTTTGTTGATATTGTTGAGAGTACTCCTAAAGAATCAATTTTAGATATGATGTTTCCTTGGCATAAAATTCATAGCATTAGAAGCTTAGTTTTTAATGCAAATAAACCATCAACTTTAGTTAAATAAAAGTAAGAAAGTGAGTTATAAAATGGCATATAATAGTGTAACAAACAACGTAGAAAGTGTTGTTTTTCGTGGAATTAATTCGGTAGTAGAAAGACAATCTGAAGGAACTTGGGTAGGTACTATGAGTGAATTGGGAAGTGCTCTTAATAGAGTTTTGAGCAAAAAACAAAGAACTCTTTTGCCAGCAAGTCCAGGGGCCCTCAGATTAGTAATAAATAAAGTAGTTAATAGAATTCGTAACCGAGGAATCGGCGTAAGATTCGTAAGAACTACAGATCATACTAGAACTCGTTTAGTTAAATTTACACGCTAATGTGTATAAGATAAATAATCGATTTTGTTAAAAAGAAAAAGTACTTTAAGTACAAAAGATAAATAACATACGGAGAATACAATGGCACAAACATTTGGTGAAATTTCTTATAGTGACGACGTTTTTGGTGGTGAAGGAAATAAAAAAGGGGGAAATAATAAGGATTTGTTTCTTCGCTTAGGAGAGGGCTCTAACGAATTGAGACTTGTTACAGCCCCATTTCAATATTTAGTTCATAAGTACAAGAAGGATGCAAATAATCCAAAAGACTTTGGACAAAAAGTAGGCTGTTCTCAGTTACATGGAAGCTGTCCACTTTGTGAAACTGGCGATAAAGCAAAGCCACGTTGGTTTTACGGTGTAATAGATCGCAAGACTGGAACTTACAAGATTCTTGATATTTCTTTTGCAGTATTTTCTCAAATTAGAAAATTAGCAAGAAACACTCAACGTTGGGGAGATCCAACTAAATATGATATCGATATTGTTGTCGATAAAAATGGTGGAGCAACTGGTTATTATTCTGTTCAACCAATCTCTAAAGAACCATTATCTGCTGCCGATCAGCAATTAAAAGATAGTGCAGATTTAGATGATCTTAAGAGACGCTGCACTCCACCTTCTGCAGAAAACGTTCAATCTAGAATTGATAAAATTAATGGGGTTTCTGGTGATGCAACTACTGGAACTGCAAGCAAGAAAACTGCAAAGGTTGCTGCAAAGGCGCCTGCTGTCAGTATGTCTGATGATGAGGATATGAATGAGGCTTTCCCAGCTTATGCTGAAGAGCCAGCTGTATAAATAAATATAGCTTATAATAAAAGGGGCTCAAGTTGATTCTTGGGCCCTTTTCTATTTTCTTGTTATATTACCTAACATGATTAAAAGAATATTAGGTATAGATGTTTCAAGTACGACTATTGGATATTGTGTATTGGATATTAAAGATAATAATATAGAATTTGTTAATGCAGGATATTTAAAGCCACTTAAAACTGGTTCTATTATAGAGAGAATTGTAGATACTAGAGATAAGATTAAAAAAATAATAGAAGATGTTAAACCAGATCATATTGGAATAGAAGATATTATTCAATTTATGCAGGGTAAAAGTACGGCAAAAACAATTATAATGCTTACTACATTTAATAGAATGATTGGGTTATGTGCTTTTGATTATTTAAATAAATCTCCAGAACTATTTAATGTAATGTCAATTAGACATGGTTTAAAATTAAATTCTAATTTGCCAAAAAAAGAAGATATGCCAGAGCTTGTATCCAAACATTTAGGAATTACATTTCCTTATGAATACAATAAAAAAGGTAAAATAAAAGTTGAAAATTTTGATAAAGCCGATGGTATGGCTGTTGCTTTATATTTTGCAAAACTTTTGACTGGCCAAATAAAGCGTAAGGGCAAGAAGAAATGAATATTAAAGAAGCGTATTCAATATTAGAAATTCCACAAACGTCAACGCCAGAAGAGGCGAAGAAAAAATATAGAGAACTTACGAAAAAGTATCATCCAGATATAAATAAAGAATCTGGAGCCGAAGATAAATTCAAAAAAATTAATGAAGCCTATCAAGTAGTTTCTAGTGGCAAAAGTACAGATCGTGAGGAGATGCACTGGCAACCAACAAATAGATCAAATCCATTTAATCCATTTGGAAATCAAACAATACACCAAGCAGATAATATTAATTTAAATGCATCAATATCTTTTAAGGAATCAATATTAGGTTGCAAGAAAGATATTAAATTTAATAGACAAACAAAATGTAAAGATTGTAATGGCCACGGTGAAACTTCACTAAATAATGGCTGTGTTAAATGTGGTGGTAGGGGACAAGTAACCGGCCAACAGGGTCACATGATTTTTATACAAACATGTGACAAATGTTTTGGTAAAAGCGAATCAAAACCATGTACAACATGCAATTCAAAAGGAATTTTAGATGCAGAAACATCTATTAATGTAACAATTCCAGGTGGCATTCAAAATGGCAATGTATTAAGAATAGGTGGCATGGGGCATTTTGTTACCAGTTTCGGCCCATTAGATCAAAACACAGACGTGCATCTGTGCGTGCATGTGTCTGCGGAAGATGGTCTTAAATTAGATGGCCAAGATATAGTTTGTAATTTACAAATTTCTTTATTAGAAGCATTAAAAGGTTGTAATAAAAAAGTTAAAACTATATTAGGAGAAACTGATATTGTAATAAAATCGCAATCTAAAAACAAAGATGAAGTAATTATTCCGCATGTAGGCGTTAATCGTATTGGAAATCAAAGGGTAATTCTTAATGTAGATTATCCAGAAAAAATTAATGATTTGATAAACTATCTTGATAATGGAAATATATAATGGCATTCTCTACTTTTTGTACTAATAAAGGTTGTGGTAAGATTCAAGAACCATATCTTGATCCAAAAGATAATAAAGTTTATTGTTCTTCTTGTGATGGAGAATTAACAAATTTGACACCATTCATAAAAAATCAAATGAAAATGTCAAAACAATTTAAACAAAAACAATCAAAACCATTTGCAGTTAAATGTGGTAAATGTGGACAAGAAGAGCGCCCCAAATTACAACAAGGTGATGTTGTTTGTGGTGCTTGTAATAAACCGCTTGATAATTTGAGCCCAATATTTAAAAATATGCTTAAAGAGAAATTAAAGACCGTAGATAAAGACGTTTAAACAGATCATAAGGAATATGAATATGTTTGATAAAATTATAGAATCTTGCAGATATTTGCTTAATAATTTTCCTGAAGCTAAAGAATGCAAAGATTATCTTGATTCTAGAATTACTGCCGAAAGTCAAGAAATATTTAAATTTGGGTATTTCCCCGATCCTAAAAATATTCAAGTTTTAATTGATATTGTTGGTGAAAAGGCACTTAAAGATTTAGAATTATTGTATTATAGGCAAATACAAGATTCATTAGGTCCTAGAGTTATTAGGACATCTCATTTTGATGACCATCCATTAATAATGCCATTTAGAGACACATATGGAAATGTTAAAGCTATTGTTGGTAGAACCCTTCTTAGTGAAGAACAAAGAAAAGTACAAAAAATAGAAAAATATAAAAATACTAAAAATTTTAAAAAGAGCAATTTTATTTTTGGTTTGTATGAAAATAAGCAACATATTATAAATCAAAATTCAGTTTATATTGTAGAAGGCCAATTTGATGTAATTAAGGCTGTAGAAAGAGGATTTAAAAATGTTGTTGCTTTAGGAACATCAAATATGACTCCCTATCAATTTTCAGTCATTAGCAGATACACCGATAATATATTTTTATTATTGGATAATGATGAAGCTGGCGAAAAGGGGAGGAAACTTATTGTTAGTAAATTCGGCAAGTTAGCGAATATTCAGAATTTTTATTTACCAGAAAGTTACAAAGATATTGATGATTATTTCACAAAGTCTAGTGAAGAATCAATACCTTTTATTGTTAAAGAGTGATATTTAAACAAAAATTCATTCTTTTATTATTGATATATTTAGCTTTGTTGCAATCTTTACTGGAGATAATATGAAAACTACCATAACTGATTTTAAAAATGTAAAATATGATTTTTCGTTTGAAGGTACTGATGTAATAGTATCAAATGGTGAAAAATTAATGGCCATGCCAATTCAACAAATTATTGATAATAGTGGCCCGTGGCAATTTTTAAAAAATGAGTATATTAAAATGTCTAAAGAAGCGGTATGTTATATTGAAACTATATGTGTAAATAAAGTATATTAATGTATCAAGTTTATGTTATTGTTAATAAATTAAATGGCAAGATGTATGTGGGTTCTACCGAGAGAGAACTCAAAATACGATGGCAGAAGCATCTTGTTAAAGTAAATGAGGGTTCGCTATGTACCATTCATAAAGCCATCAGAAAATATGGTAGAGATAATTTCGACATCCGAATGATTGAAATCTATTCTACCAGGGAGGCTATGCTTGCTGGAGAAATTGAGTATATAGCCTATTTTGATACGTTTAAGTCAAAATGGGGATACAATGATACTCTGGGTGGTGAAGGCGGTAATACTAATGGTGGTAAGAAATTTTCTGAAAAATGGATTGTAAGAATTTCAAAATCTTTATCTGGAAAACCTCAAACAAATAGAAGAAGATTTTCAGAAGAAATTGAAAAAGAGATATGTAGATTATATTTTGAAGAGGAGAAATCTATGTATGCTTTGGGGCAACAGTTTAAGTGTCAAAGAAATTTAATAGCAGATATTATTAAAAGAAATAATATTAAAATAAGGCAATCGAATTATACTGGACATTCTAACGGTTGTAATATATTTTCAAAAACACAAGAAATAGAAATATGTAATTTATATTTGGGTGGTAATATTTCTAGGGCAGAATTATCTCGTAAGTTTAACTGTGGCAAAACCACAATTAGAGATATTTTATTAAGACATAATAACTTATAAGGAACAATATGATTAACAAAAGGTCTAATCGAAGTGATAAGTATCAGTGGATATTATTAGAAACAGCTTGCTCTAATGAAATGTTAGAATCATTTTGTAATGAAGATAGTATCTCTGCACGACTTAATCCATTTGAATATAATGAAAATTTAATGGAACTTGAAGAACAATTGAAAAAAGAATTCTGGAGAGTTGTTGATACCTTATTAACGCCAAGACAAAGAGAAGTTATTAGATTATATGCTGATGGCTACACTCAAATGGAAATAGCTAAAATGCTTAATGTTAATCAAAGTTCTATTACTAAATCCCTTAATGGAAATGTAGATTATAAGAATGGAAAGAAAATTTATGGCGGCGCCCGTAAAAAGATTAGAAAAATCATTGAAAATGATGATAAAATAAAAGATATTCTTGCTAAAATGCAAGCAACGCGAGATGAAAAATGGTAAGTCTTACATAATGGTGATATATTGTTGTGTGAGGTTTCAGTGGAACAAAAAATATATTCATTATATCGCATAACAAATCTAATAAATAATAAAAATTATATAGGACAAACTGTCGCTCCAAAACAACGATGGTATGATCATAAAAAAGTTGCTAAAAATAATCCAAATCAAATAGTTCATCATGCCATGATAAAGCATGGTATAAATAATTTTGAATTTGTAATAATTGCATCATGTAAATCTTTAGAAGATGCTAATCAATTGGAAACATCACTTGTTTCTCAATATGAAAGTCATGTTTCAACTGGCAAAGGATATAATATGACTTTAGGTGGAATGAATGCTCCCAAAACAGAAGAATGGAAACAGAAAGTATCTCAAACATTAATGGGACATGAAGTATCTAAAGAATCAAGAGATAAGATTTCTAAAGGTAATACTGGTAAAATACGATCAGATGATTTTAAAAAAAATGTAGGTGATTTTTGGAGAGGTAAAGAGCGCACTGAAGAGCATAAAGAAAATTTATCCAAATCTCTTACTGGCAATAAATTATCAGAAGAAACTAAAGAAAAATTATCAAAGATTCGTAAAGGCACCAAATTATCAGAAGAAACTAAAGAAAAGATTAGAAATGCTATTAGTGGAAGAACTACTGTCCATAAGGGTAGAACTTGGAAAATAATAGATGGTAAGAGGGTTTGGATTGATAAATAAAGCGTTATTGGTAATAATTAAGAATAATTAAGTGAGATTTTCCTTCTTAATAGTATCAATATTTCTTTATCTATAGTAGGCGCATTCTGTTCAATGGGAGACGTAATGTCAATAAATAAGATCGATTATTCAAGTTTAGCC